CGCCAAAGTCGTGTTAGTAAGAGCAACCAATAAAACAGGCTCAACCAAATACATTTCTCTTGATTGGACAGACACTTCAGCGGCTGTAACTTATGCAATTAGTTATCAGCAAGCGGTAACAACTTTTACAACTGGGTTTGATTTTGGTGAGTCGTACTTGGTACTTGAAGAAGGTGATATTTTGAAAGCCACAAGTGAGGCGGGTTCTACTTTTACAATAATTGCAACAATTGAACTTGAAGGGTTGACTAGACTATGACCTACCTTGAACTTGTAAACGATGTACTCGTAAGGTTGCGTGAGCCAACTGTGACTACTGTTGCCCTCAATTCATATTCAACATTGATTGGCAAGTTTGTCAATGATGCTAAACGTCAGGTTGAAGATTCTTTTGCTTGGAATGTTTTGGGTCAAACCATTACTGTTACCACAGCGGCATCTACAGCATCTTATTCTTTAACAGGTGCTGGTCAGAAGTTTCAAGTAATGGATGTAATCAATACCACAAGCAATGTTGGTCTTACAAACATCAGCTTTGTGGACATGAATCGTAAACTAAACTTTACACCACTTGCTAATCAAATACCTACAGAATTTGCCTTTGATGGCGTTGATGGTAGTTACGACACAAAGGTAAATCTATACCCAATACCTGATGGTGTTTACACAATCAAGTTTTCTGTAACAGTGCCACAGGCTACCTTGGCATCAGATTCAACTGTTGTGCTTGTTGCTGACACTTTAGTGGCTCAGAATGCCTATGCTCGTGCTTTGGTAGAGCGTGGTGAAGATGGTGGCTTGAGTTCCTCTGAGGCGTACCAGTTATACAAATCCATGTTGTCTGACTACATTGCTTTAGAAGGCACTCGTTATCCTGAGAATCAGGAGTTTGTTGCGGTATGAGCAAAGCACTCCAAGTTTCTAGCGTATCAGCACCAGCTTTTCTGGGGTTAAATACACAAGACCCATCGCTAGAAATATCGAGTGGGTTTGCTGGTATTGCACTTAACTGCGTCATTGACAAGTTTGGTCGATTGGGTGCGAGGCAAGGGTATCAAAACATTAACACTTCTAGCGGCACGTTAGGCTCAAATCAAGTCACAGTCATCCATGAATTGATTCAAACAGATGGAACACTTACTGTATTGTTTTTTGGTAACGGTAAATTATTCAAACTTGGTTTGACAACAGCGGGTGCTGTAGCCGAATACAACATTGCTCAATATGGCTCTAACGCTACACCTCTTGCAGAATACACGCAAGGCGCTTCAAGTCTAGGCACTATTAGTGAATTGACGTATGGCGGTGGCGGCACTGCACCCGTGTTCAATGCAGGCAACTGGCAAGCTGCAAGTCTTAACGGCATTGTGTATTTTTTCCAACTTAACAATGACCCAATCATTTACGACCCTGCTGTTTCTACCACAACTTACCGCCGAGTAACTGAAAAGTCAGGTTACGTTGGTACTGTTCCTAGCGCAAACGTGGCTATCTCTGCATATGGTCGTATTTGGGCAGCCAACACAACCACCAACAACACAACAGTATCGTTCTCTGATTTGTTGTCGGGTTTTGTTTGGTCTACTGGTACAGCAGGCTCATTAGATGTTTCTCGTGTCTGGTCTAATGGCTCAGATGAAATAATCGGGTTGGCAGCGCATAACGGATTTTTGTTTATCTTTGGTAGACGGCAAATTTTGGTTTATGCAAATGCCACTACTCCATCAACTATGACGCTTTCCGACACTATTTCAAGTGTTGGTTGCATAGCCAGAGACACAATACAAAATACAGGCAAAGATGTTGTTTTCTTGAGTGGCAGTGGTTTGCGTTCTGTCTTGCGTACAGTGCAAGAAAAGTCTGCACCTTTAAGTGACTTGTCAAAGAACATCAGAAACGATTTTTTAGCGACAGTTGCAAGTGAATCACCCACCGAGTTGAGATCAGTCTATTCCGAACAGAATGGTTTTTACTTGTTAACTTGCCCCACAGCAGGAAAAGTTTTCTGCTTTGACACTAAGACAACTTTAGAAGATGGGTCTTATCGTGTGACGATGTGGGACAGCATTGCTCCAAAAAGTTTTTGCGCCCGTAGAAATGGTGATTTACTCATTGGTCAAACTGGTTTTGTAACAAAATACACTGGTTACCAAGATAATACTTCAGCGTATCGTATGGAGTATTACACAAACAATGCTGACTTGGGCAATGATGGGCAAACCTCAATCATTAAAAAAATCAAGGTTCTTGTTGTGGGTGGTAGTAACCAAGCAATATCTATATTTTGGGGCTATGATTTTTCATCAAGTTACCAATCGCAGACAGTTTCTATACCTACGCAAGCTGTGTCTGAATACGGCATTGGTGAATACAACATTGCAGAGTATGCAACAGGCATAATTTTAGAAGAATTGACTGCATACGGAAGCGGGTCAGGAAAAGTCGTTCAAACGGGATTTGAGATTAACATTAACGGGTCACCAATTTCATTCCAAAAGATTGAGATTCAAACCAAACTAGGCAAACTTGCATAAGGAGCAACCATGTCAAACTACACGAAAACAGTTAACTTTGCAGCCAAAGACGCACTCACAACTGGAGATGCAAACAAGGTTGTCAAAGGTACAGAGATTGATACCGAGTTCAACAATATTGAAACTGCGGTCGAAAAAAAATACGACTCTACAAGCACTATACCAATAACTAGCGGCGGTACAAATGCCTCAACAGCGGCAAATGCTTTAACCAATTTAGGCGCTCTGCCAGCAGCTAACCCCTCTTACACAGGTACATTAACTGGTGGTACAGGTGTTATCAATATTGGCTCTGGACAGCTAGGAAAAGATGCCAATGGGAATCTTTTAGTAGGAACTACTTCTGCGACTAACAATGCCAATACCTTTACTGTTGCTTCTGCTAAATCAGCCCTTATTTTAGGGAGTAGCGTATCGGCAGATTCAAACGCTCTTTTAGATTTGTTGAAGTTTGGCACAACAGCTAGTAGCTCCCAAGTCTATGTTTCATTTGCGTACAACTCTGGCGCTAATGGGAATGGCACAATTACTGGTGCTGGTGTTGGTGCAGCACAATTTACTGCTAACTCAGACATTCGATTAAAAGAAAACATCGTAGATTTAGCGCCCCAACTTGCAAACATCATGGCGTTGCGCCCTGTTGAGTTTGACTATAAATTAGAAAAAGCCCATCAAATTGGTTTTATTGCTCAAGAGGTAAGAGAAATTTATCCTGACTTGATAGGTGAAACAAAAGATGGTTATTTAACTTTGGGTGGCTTGAGTAAAAATGATTCTCGTTTGATTAAAGCAATTCAAGAACTTAAAGCACTGGTTGATGCACAAGCTGTACGCATTGCCGCACTTGAGGCCAAATAAAATCACATGATTACTCACCACTTTTCTGATGGACTGTATGCAAAGGAAGCTAGGTTTCCTGCTGGCACAGCCATCTTAAAACATACGCATAACTTCAGTCACTTGTCTATTTTGGCTGAAGGTAAGGTTGCTGTTTTGCGTGGTGATGAGATTGATATTGTGACTGCCCCTGCTTGTTTAGAGATTAAGGCTGGATTGATTCACGGCGTTAAAGCGATTACTGATTGTGTTTGGTTTTGTATTCATGCCACAGACGAGAAAGACTTGTCTAAAGTGGATGAGATTTTGATTAAAGGGGATTGATATGCCATTTGCTGCAATTGCTGGTTCAGTATTAGGATTTATGGGGGCGCAAGAGCAAGCGTCTGCTACAGAGTCAGCGGCAAATACATCTGCGGCGGCTCAACTTGAGGCTGCACGAATTGCGGCTGCTGAAGCTAGGTTTCGCCCTGTAGGGATTACTACACGCTTTGGTAAATCTAATTTTCAGTTTGGAATTCCAGGGGTTAGCGCACCTGTTGCAACTGACTTTGCTACACCTGAAGAATTTGCGGCTGCACAAAGTGCTTATCAAGCACGATTGCTATCTGAGGGTCGTCTTACTGGTGCTGGCTATGATGTTAGTCCTGAGTTAAAAGCCTATCAAGATCGTTTAGCGGCTCTTACAGGCGGTGCTTTAACACAAGCAGAACAGGCACAACAACAGTATCAGCCTTTATCTCAGGCGGCTGGTGGATTGTTTGGTTTGGGTCAACAGTATCTTGCACAGAATCCTCAAGAGGTTGCGGCTAAATATATGCAACAGCAACAGGATTTGCTTTCTCCTAGTCGTGAGCGTCAGATGGCACAGTTGCAGAATCAGTTGTTCCAACAAGGTCGCAGTGGACTGTCTGTAGGTGCTACAGGTATGCGCCCAAGCGGTATGGGTGGATTGGGTGCTACTACTCCTGAGATGGAAGCCTACTACAACGCTATTGCTCAACAAGATGCTCAGTTGGCGGCACAAGCACAAACTGAAGGACAACGTAATGTTGCGTTTGGTGCTGGATTGTTTAACACTGGTGCAAATATATTGAATCAATATCAAACTGGTCAGGTTGGCGCATTGAGCCCATTTACAGGTTATTTGGGTGCTGGTTCAACTATTGAAGCTCTTGGACAACAGCCTTTGACCTTGGGTGCTGGCTTGGGTGGTCAAGCGGCAGCTTATGGTGTTAATGCTGGTAATGCTTTGTTTAGAGGTGGATCGAATGCGGCATTAACTCGACAAGAAGCTGGAGGATTTAGTCCTGAAGCTGGTTTGTTTAGCGCACTTTCTGAAAGTGACTATTTTAAACCATCTCCTTATAAAACAAGTGCATTTTCAGATTCCTACCAAGCAAATATTCCTGTAAACAATCAATCTTCTGGCTATTATTAAGGAGTAATCATGGCAGCTTCAGAAATTCTCGGCTTGTTCACAACTCCTGAACAATATCAACTTGCTAAACAAAAAGATCAACAAGCAAGGGCTATTCAATATGCAAATCTTAACCCTATGGCTAGGGCTAACTATGGGGTTTATCGTGCTGGACAACAGTTAGGTGGTGCTATTGGTGGCCTTTTAGGTGTTCAAGACCCACAGATGCAATTGATTTCAGCTACACAACAAATTGCTCGTTCTGCTGATCTTGCTGACCCCGCTTCATTAGAAGCTACTGCTCAACAATTAGCCAATATTGGTAATATGCCTTTGGCTATTAGTTATGCTGATAGGGCTAAAGCATTGCGTGAAGAAAAACTTAAAGGTAGAGAATCAGAATCAAAGATTAATTTGCAAACAGCGCAAACAGAAAAAGCCAAAAAGTTTGAACAGCAAGCTCAAGCATCTATACAAAATAGAAACACTATTTCAGGTATTGAAGAAAAGTTAGCTTCAGACCCTAAATACGTTCCAACAAATAAAGAAATTGCACAAGCTAGATTTATTCTTGGTAGCGAAATGAAGACACGAACTCTTACAGACCCAGTTACTGGTGCATTGTTAGGGACTATTGAAGGCTTGGATATTACTTTCTCTGCGCCTAATCTTGCAAGACTTTTGGCAAAACAACAACCTGTTAAACCAGTTGAAGGTGCAGCAATAACAACTGATGGGGTTGCTACAACATCCGCTGTGGCTGGAACAACGCCCCCTGTAGCTGAAGCAATACCTGCTGCGGTTGGAGATGTTTCCACTACACCATCAGGATTAAGGGTAACTCAAACACCAGCTTCTATTGAGAAAGCTAAAAAATTAGCAGATGAGGAAGCCGCCAAAGTAGAAGAATTAAATCGTGAAGTAGAGGGATTTAAAGAAGGATTGTCTGCAATCAAAGTATTACGAGGAACTATTGCAGATACATCCAAAATAGTTGGCCCAACAACTACTGGTTGGGGTTCTTTGTTATCCATTCTTCCAGCATCAGATGCTTTAACTTTGTCTGACAATACACAAACCATTAAAGATAATATTGCATTGGCAAAACTGAAGGAATTGAAACAAGAGTCTAAAACTGGAGCATCTGGTCTTGGCGCATTAAATATGAAAGAATTTGATGCTATCCAAGGAATTATTGCTAGGATGAATCCTAAGTCTAAAAATTATGCAAAAGACTTGCAAACAGTCGATGATTTTTTTGCTAGGGCAGAGAAGTTGATGTCTGAAAAAGGTGCAAGAGTAGAAGAACGAGTAGTAAATAGACCTAGTGCAGCTAAAACTCCTGCGCCAAGTGGTGCTGGTGATAAAGAAGCAAGAATTAAATCGGCAGTAGATCGTGCAATGGCAGACCCACGCACAAAAGGTACAAGAGCGCAAGTAGAGGCTTATGTTCGTTCAAAAATGCAATAAGGGCTAATCATGGCAACTGAAAGAGCAAAAACCAATATTGAAGCCCAGCGGCGAATTACGGAGCAAATGGATGCTGTTCGCCCATTGTTGCGTAAAGCCATGCAATCTAACGATAAGGCGGCTATAGAGAAATATAGCAATGAAATGACTCGTTTAGATAGGCTTATGAGGGCTACTGCAACTATTACTGTTGGCGGTGTTGATGTCCCTATTGGCGCTATTGGTAGTGGTATACAGTCTGGTATATCTGGTTTGTTTACTGCTATTCCAGATATTGCTACTGCTGGATATAACTATCTTGCTCCACAAGAAAGTCAAATAACTTCTTTAGGTGAATTAGGAACAAAATATCTTGGCACTCAAAATGAACCTATGTCTGATGAACAGGCTTATGCGTTTAGGATGTCTCAAGGCGCTGGAAGTGCGGCTATTCCTAGTGCGGGTACAAAAGGATTGCTTTTAGGGACAGGATTGGGTGCTGCTGATGTTGCAGTTTCTCAGGCAACTGATACGCCTGAAGGTCTTGTGTCAGGACTTTATGCAGTTGGTAACTTAACTCGTGCTGGCTTCAAAGGCATTCAGGGGTTAAGAGAAAGTCGCAAACTAAATAAATTTATTGAAGAAAACGTGCCTGTTGAAGGACAAAATGTCTTTAGGCAGTTCATGTTGCGTGGACAAGGTTCAGACAGTCCTATTGTTGCCGCCGCCATTCAAAAGTTAAAAGCGCAACCTGAATATGCGGAATTGTTTGCCAAGTTTGATAAAGCTGCATCTGATTTGGCGACCAAAGGAATGGCTCCAGTTAGTCGCATATCAGGAAAACAAGAGGCTGCTGAGGCTATTGCAACTCGTGTTCAACGAGAGATTGATGGATTACGCCAACAAAGGTCTGAAGCTGGTAATCGTGTATTTGAACAAGCTAAAGGTTATGGCGCTGATAGAGGCATTGTCTCTCCAGAAAAAACAATCAAAGAAATTGATGGATTAATTTCTGATTATTCAAAGAGAAAAACACCAAACTCTGATAGGGCTGTGCAATTTTTAACTGAATTAAAGTCAAGAATGCTTAATGAATCAGGCTCTGCAAAGAAACTTACTGTTGATGAAACTCAAGCCGTACTGAGTGAATTTGGTCGCAAAGCAACACAAGGTGATTCTTTGGTCAAGGACTTGGCAATAAGTGATGAAATACGCATATCAGCCAAGATTTTTGGTGGATTAAAAGAAGATTTACAAACTGCTAGAAGATCGGCAACTTCAACTGAAGATAAAGCGGCAGCAGGATTACTAATTCAGGCTCGTGAACAGGTAAGAAAAGCATCAGATAATTACAATGAAAACATTGCACAAGGATTACCAGCATTCCTTAAAGACAAGTCATTATCATCTATCAGTTATGAAGATTTGTATGCTAATTACAAAACTCTAAATGAACCGCAACGAGCAAAATTGCGTTCTTATGCGGGAAGCACAGATCAAGAAGCCTTAAATTTCTTAGATAGAAACATCTTTCAAGATTTTGTTAAATCAGCACAAGGTAAAAATGATGCTGGAATTTTAACTACTGATTTGGAAAAGTTGGCAACAAAATGGCAATCTCTTGGAGACAATGAAAGATATGCTCTAGTTACGGCATTGGGAGCAAATGCCACAGAGTTTGACCAACGCATGAAAGATGCTTTAGTCTTTACTAGAAAAATGAGAGTATCTCAACCAGCGGCTGAAGCTGAAAAAATTATTTCTCCTGATTTGCAACGTGGTGTATCTGCTACTGTTGGTACTGGTGGTGGATATTCTTCAGCAAAAGCTGTAGATGTTGCTATGACAACTTTTAACGAATTGTTTAAAAGGCAAGGTCTTACTGATGAACAGTTAATGAAGATGTTGTTAACTCCAGAAGGTGCTGATTTCTTGCGTCAAGGTTCATTGACAGGCGCATCTAGCAACACACTTGATGCACTTACAAAGATACCATCTACCTTGGAAGCAACAGCCCCAGCATTAAGTGCGATTAGCCGATTAACTACACAACCACAGCCTGTTGAGCAAATTGCGCCTGTTACACCTACTGAAGTTGCTCCTACTGAGGTTTCTCCTGAAGGCGTATTTGTTCCTGAAGATATTTTCACCAATCAACCAATGGAACAACAAACAGCGCCAGCAACCACTCCGATTAGTAGCGGTGAAGTATTTGTTCCTGAAGACATTTTTACATCAGAGCCTACCACTTTACCAAGAGTTAATGTTAATGCCAATGTTGATGAACGACAAGGCATCTTTAGCCAAGAACTAGGACAATTGATTCAAAGATCAAATGCGGCACAAGCGTCTGGTGACCAAGGAGCCTTCCAACGAGTTACTGGTGACATTAACGCATTATTGCGTGAAGCACAGCGTAACAAACTTCAGTTATCTGTTCCATAAGGAAACAAAATTGACCCAATATCTATTTGTCTACTTGCGGCTGGTTTGGTCAAAAACATCCAAGCTGGCTGTGACCTCTATAAGCAAGCTAAAGAATCTTTTGTTGAGATCAGAAACACTGCTAATGAAGTTATTGCCATTGGCAAAGAGGTTAAAGGATTTTGGGGTACTCTGCGTAAACTATTTGGCGGTAGTCCCAAGCCTGAAACTGCAAAGTCTGTGGCAAAGGCTAAAAAGTCTGACTATGTTGCTGTTGACGAAACTCAAGTCAAAGCTGAAATCGTTAAGAACCTGAGTGAGTTCTTCAAGTTACAGGAACAGTTAGAAGCACATATTAGGGAGTCAGAGGAGAAGGCTAGGACTGTAGTTTTTGCTGATGATGTGAACTTGATGGAAGAAGCCCTGAACAGGGTTTTGGCACAGCAAGAGATGGAGAGGTTGGTAGTTCAGATCAGAGAGTGCATGGTCTATCAGTCACCTCCTGAGATGGGTGCGTTGTATTCAGAAGTGTTCAGCATGAGAGACATCATTGCTGCGGAACAAGCAAAAGCAAGGAAGATGCGGGATGCAGAATCATGGCTACGAAAGGAAAGGGAGCGACTCCTAGCAGAAAAACAAGCATACCTGTTGGTAGCTTTCCTATTCCTAATATACCTATGGATGGTAATAGGTCTGGTAAGCAAGATTGGGAGAACGTAGTGGGATGGATTGCTGCTTGTATTCTTGTCGTATTGTTGTTACCTGTTTTAGGTATGCTTTACATGGATGTATTGCAAGCCAAGCATGAAGCGAAACAACAGCAGGAAAAAGTGCAAAAGGTCATTAAAGAACTTGAAAGAGAGAAGCAGAAATGAACATTTACTGTATTTGGGGCTTATCTATCCTTTTGGTGCTGTTAGCTGGCTGTGATGACCGCTACCGCTATCCTTGCCAAGACCCATTAAATTGGTCTAATGTTGAATGCAAACCCCCGATTTGTACCGCTTCTGGCACTTGTCCAGAGATGTTAGTTAAACCCGAACAGGAGAAGAAATGATGCCTACCATTGGATATAAACCTAATAATAGACTGACTGCTGATGAGATTGAGGTCAGAGTATGGGCATTCGTTATCGTAGTATTGGTGAGCATTCTGTTAGCTTCTATGGGTATGTTCCTGTACTCTGTTTCTTTTGTACAACAGCCCATGAACGGCAGTATGGCGGCTATTGATAAGGTGTACACACAGCAGATTAGCACCATCATGGTGTTCATTACTGGTGTACTTGGTGGTGTAGCTGGTAGGTCTGGTGTTAAGGCAATAGCTACAGCATCAGCTAAGGCAGAGGCCATTGACAACGATGAGCCACCAAAGCCATGAGTCTATTTAATCCTTGGGTGCTGTTGGGCATCCTGATGGCAGTAGTTGGTGCTTTTGGTAGCGGTTATTACAAGGGTGGCGAGGATGAGAATACCCGCCAGCAAGTAGAGATTGCTGCCCTAAATGCTGAAGCTAGGGTAAAGGAACAAGCCCTTATAACTGTTGTTCAGACCCAATCCACAAAACTTCAAAAGGCAAATCAAGATGCAAAACTTGCTCAACAAAAGCGTAATGCTGACATTGACTCTGGTGCTTTGCGGTTGCGGCTTCCTGTCAAAGCCCCCGTCTGCCCCGTACAAGCCACCGCAGATACCCCCGTTGCCAGCGGAGATAGCGTTCAAACAAGTGCCGAACTTGACGGAGAGACTGCTAAATCTCTTGTCGCCATCACAGACGATGGAGACAAAGCCATCAGGCAACTGAATGCTTGCATTGATGCTTACAACAGTGTTTATGAAACATTGAACAAATCACATTAAGATTCATGCTGTTGTCATTGATTTAGTTTAATTTCAGGCAACTTCACTGGAGTTGTCATGCCAAAACCTGTTTACAGCGATGAAGAGTTCATTGAACTTTGGAGAACGTACGAATCGGGTTCTGTCATGGCAAAAGCCATTGATATGGATTTGCGTAGTATTCTTAGGCGCAAAAATGCTATAGAACTTAGGTATGGCGAAAATCTTAAGTCAAAAAACAATCCCACTCAAACTGTAAAATTAAATGCAGCTAGGAAAGAATTAGGGATTGAGAATGGCTGCATACTGGTGATGAGTGACGCTCACTTCTGGCCTTCTATCCACACAACAGCGTATAAGGGTCTTCTTTGGGCAATTAAAGAGTTTCAACCCAAGGCTGTCATTGCCAATGGAGATGTATTTGATGGCGCTAGTATTAGCCGTTTTCCTCGTATTGGATGGGATTCAACGCCATCGGTAATACAGGAGTTAAAAGCCTGTGAAATAGCCCTTGGTGAGATTGAGGAAGCTGCCAAGAAAGCTAGACACAATGTAAATCTAGTGTGGACACTTGGTAACCATGATGCAAGATTTGAGAATCGCCTAGCTGCCAATGCGCCTCAATATGAGTATGTCAAAGGGTTTTCCCTGAAAGACCATTTCCCTGCTTGGCATCCTTGCTGGTCTTGCTGGCCTACAGAGAATGTAGTTGTCAAGCATCGCTGGAAAGGCGGTGTACACGCTACACACAATAATACAGTCGGTGCTGGCGTAAGCATCGTTACAGGGCATCTACACAGCCTTAAAGTCACCCCTTTTGCTGACTACAATGGCAACCGATTTGGCGTTGATACAGGCACGTTAGCTGATACTGATGGGGCTCAGTTTGTCAATTATCTTGAGGATTCTCCTACCAACTGGAGATCAGGGTTTGCTGTACTGACATTTCATAATGGGAAATTGTTATGGCCTGAGTTAGTGCATAAATGGGGTGAGGGACAAATAGAATTTAGGGGTAAGGTATATGACGTATGACCTTGTGGCTTATCTGAGATCAGAAATCAAAGAACTTCATCATATTTTGCATGAAACTCAACTGGCTTTGGCGCAAGCAAATGTCAGACTTAACCGCCGTTCTGAACCTTTAACTGAGGAGCGTGTATATACCTTGTATAGACGTAGCTTGGATTGGCGGCAGTTGGCTAGAGACATAGAGGCAGATCACGACATTGAATAAAAAAAGGGGAGTCCTAAGACCCCCCTGTGAGTAACAACTGCACTTAAATTATGCCACACGTTCCCAGACAATACCATCTTCGTCTTCTACGATCTCTCCAATTTCGTATTCGTCGAATTCTTCGTCTTCATCGCTTTCGTCTTCTTCGTCAGTTTCTTCATCGCACTGATATTCGTAGTCTTCGGTAACGTCATAGTCAACGCACCAGTCATGGTCTTTTTGGAATTGGATGAATTCCTGAATGATTGCAATCTTGTCAAACTCCATTGTCTCAACAGTCACCTTGTCTGAACCAAAATCCCAATCTGCAATGTCAATCTCAATCTTGTACATAATGTTCCCCTTGTTATGGCATGATCGCCAAGTAAAATGCTATCCTCAATTTGTGACAGATACCAACGATAATCCACCCATTTTTACAACGAAAGGTTAAACAAATGAACTTATCTGCCAATTTTTCTTTGAAAGAACTAACGAAATCTGACACGGCTACCCGCCTTGGGATTGATAACACACCTGATGATGAAGCTATTGACAATCTAAAGACTTTGTGCGACATGGTGCTTCAGCCTGTTCGTGAGCATTTCGGCAAGTCTGTAACTGTGAACTCAGCCTATCGCAGTCCTGAGTCCAATGCTGCTGTTGGTGGCTCTAAGACCAGTGATCATTGCAAAGGTATGGCTGCCGATATTGAGATTGCTGGCGTTGCCAATGCTGATCTAGCCCAATACATCATGGACAATCTTGAGTACAGCCAGTTGATCTTAGAGTTCTATACACAGGGTATACCCGACTCTGGTTGGGTACACGTTTCCTATGACCCTAATAACTTGAAGAAGCAGGAATTGACTGCTGTTAAGGTGGCAGGGAAGACTCAGTATCTGAATGGACTACAGGCTTGATTTGAGTCTTGCAGAAGTGTTTGGGGACAAGGTGTTCAAAGAAGATCACCTCCCCGCACTTCTCACATAGCCATGCTTCACCTTGGTCTATCGTGGTTACTTTGTTCCCACGTTGACCATTACGTTTGCCATAAAAGGTTCGTATCTTGCGAATCATTTGCCAAGTTTAGCCTTTGAATAGATATAAAAATCTTTCTTTTCAGTCAAGGCAATACGCTCTCGTGCGTTCTTACCAAAGGCTTGACCAGCAGCAAATTGTCTTAGTTCTTTGTCTCTTGTCCAAATACTAGGCTGTCCTCGCCAATCAAATACGCTCTTTTCTTTTGTCATTTTTTCATGCTTTCAATGTAAATAGCCAAACCATCAATGGTATCTTTGCCAAAGCTAGTTAGCTTTCTAACTTCTCTAGAAACTTCCTCAATGACGTTATTGCGGAGTTCATCGTAGAACTCTTGTGCAGACTTGGGCTTGAGAAAGTTTGCTTTGACAGACTCTTGGCGTTGCTTGGCTCGTCTTTCAATCTCGTTAAATGCTTCATCTTCTTCAGTCATTGTCTGCCTCGTTTTGTAGTAAATAGAGTGTCCAAATAAGGATGACCCCAAATGCAATCACGACAAATGCACCAAAAGCCATTAACGTAACAGTTACAACTACATCCCACATTAGACTGCCCTCCATTCACGCTCATTGCGCCCTGCTGAAGACTTAACTGTTCTGCCTGTCAACTCTATCAGGTTCATCTTCTGCAACTCGTTTAAACGCCTTGCAACTTGATTTGCCTCTAACCCGCTATGTCTGGCTATCCCATCTTTTCCAAGTGAGCCATGAGCCTTTAAACAGTCCACAATGGTACTGAAATGCTTAGCAGCCAAGTCTTTGGCGGCATCAGCGGCTTCATAGCTGGTAACTGGGTCGATACATCTAACCCTGTTAAATATTGGTAAATCAAAGAATCGTTTCACTTCACCACCAAAATGCGTTTTGTCTAACAAATCCATTATCAACTCCTGTTAAGTTAGTTTAATCAACACCATATCTTTTAAATTTACTTTAAAAAACTTCTCTCCACTTTCAACATATTTATTTTTTGATTCTTGCAAGTCTGATGCCAAGACTCTTTTTGCTGTGCAAATAAAAGCCATTGAACCATTCTTGTTAACCGAAATGAAATACGTCTTCATGTTGTTTATCAATAATTTTCTTTTTCTCTCTGGAACATTTAGTGTGTCAAAAGGAAATAAATCTGTCTTCCATGAATTCCTTACCTCAACTTCAACATAACCTATCTTCTTGTTATCCTTGTAAGCGACCAAATCCACACCATAAATGTCTTCATTTTCTACAAGTTTTATCTTGTAGTGCTTATCAAACAATGCAATAACTTTGTCTTTCCCAAATTTATCGTACTGTTCGTGTAAGTTTTTATCGAACTTTTTATCCATGTTAGTGGGTACTCACTTACGCTTTCCCCATTACCTTAAATCAAAAAGGAACGTCTGAATCCATGTCTTCAATAGAAGACTTACTCTTTGGTGAGGAAGTGTTCATTTCTTCTTTAGGGCTTACTGCTAAACCCATAAATTTGCCTGTTTTTCCTTCTTTAATCCAAGCTGATAGCCAATAGGGTTTGCCATTGACTGTGATGTTGCCTTTGTAATCGGGATGATTTGGTGTTTTTTTGTCTTGCTCTTTAAAAAGTACACCTGAGTTATCACGCTGTTCCATGTTTAAACCTTTATTTCATTGAGTTTTTTAACTTTGTCATCCACTTCTGAGAGAAACTGGATAACCTCTTTTTCGAGTTCTGCAATATACCTATCATTGCGCTCGATTCTTTTGACAAACAGGTGTAGGTGTTCGGGCATTCGTGGGTCGAAACTCACGAAGTCGCACCAACTTCTGTTTGTACACGCCATCTGCCATTGCATTTGATCGTAATACTTCTTTGCTGGCTCATCGCCAAGGATTGTGTCAATGTGGGTTGCAGTATTGGGACACTTGATCTCTAAGCACCCATCATCTCCCACCAAGCCATCAGGAGAGGCGGCAGACAGGGTAATGCGTGGATGGTCAATAGCACCTACCTGATCTACCATATTGCCTGTCTTAGCCTCGTATGCGGCACGAGCAAAGGGTTCATTCTCTGTACCCCACTCCATAGCTGCATTGGTGTAGGACTCTGCTACTTGGTTTGTCATGCGCTCGACTACCAACTGAGCCATGTAGTTAGCCCTGCTGGTGCTGTAGCCTGACTTAGTTTTGGCAACAATGTCAGAGATACGAGAAGCAGTGGCTTTGCCGCAACGCTGTTTAAACCATTCGGCAGAGAGTTGTTCTACATCACTCATTTCAACGCTCCTTTACGCTTTTCTTTGGCATCAATCACTTTTTTCTGCCAACCTTTATCACCAGCGCAAGCAGAGTAAGC